TTCAAATAAAGATTTTCAAAACTTAGGAATTAATAACACTAGTTCATACATTAATAAAGAAGACGCTAAAAAATTTAAAGTTGGTTATTTGAGAGTTAGATATAAAAATTTAATGAATATTGCAGAAATAAACGTTAGTAAGGACACTATCAAATGAAAGATTATCTAATTTCTGAATTAGGAACAATTCTAGACAGTTTATATGAACTGCAAAAAAACCATATTGAAGACGATATTTACTTTAAAGAAATTCAATATGTAATTACTAAAACTCAAACAAAAATACATTTATTAGAAAAAAAATTATGAAACAACTATTAAAAATGTCAAAACAAAATAAGAAGTTAAAAAAAACTCTTATTTTTGATATTTCCGCGGGGCGTACTTGCCCTATGGCTTCAGAATGTCACAGTTATGCCGTTATAAATAATAACGGTAAACTAACTGTTAAAGATGGCGAAAATAATATTTTTAGATGTTATGCAGCAAGTCAGGAAGCACAATATAAAAACGTTTATAACGCTAGAAAATATAACCTAGACTTAATAAAAAACACTTTAAACAGTGAGGATGGATTTTATAAAACATATCAATTAATTAATGATTCTATTCAAAAGCATAAGACTAGAAATATTAATAAGGTTAGGATTCATTCTTCGGGAGACTTTTTTAATGGTCAATACTTAAGATGTTGGTTTGCAGTAGCTAGACTTAATCCACTAATGAAGTTTTATTGTTATTCTAAGTCCTTGCACTTGTTTGGAACTAATATATCTATTCCAGATAATTTCTTTTTAACTGCCAGTATGGGGGGATTAAGGGATGATCTTATACATAAAGGATTTTTTAAACGTTATGCAATTGTAGTTAATAGCGAAGACGAAGCAATAAAAAAAGGTATTGAACATATAGGCAAGCCGTACAAAATAGATAAGGATGACTCAAGTTGCTTTAAACCTGATCCATTCGCGTTATTGATACACGGAACACAAAAAAAAGGATACTTTAAAAACTTAAAAAAATGAATAATCAAATTATCAATTTATTCCAAAAGTCTATTAATTTAGATCAAATTAAAAAACTTGATAAAAAACAATTGAATCAAGTTTTAAAAATTCTAAAAAAAATTAAATAATTTATTTAATTTTTAAAAAGTAAAAAATTAAAAATTTAAATAAAAAATCAAAATTTTGAAATTTTACTTTTTTAGAATTATTTGAATGTTTTAAATGAAGTAATTTTTGAATGTCTTGAATGGGCAAGTCTGAATGATCTTGAATAAATTGTTTAACTCTCGACATGAATGTATGTACATAAACTATATTTATGATATCATTATTATTACATTCTTATATTAAAAAAAATGAAAAAACAAAAAAAAGAATTTGATTCTCTCGAATTTGAAAGACTAATTCAAGAAGAAAGAAAAAATAATCCCGAATATTTTATGGGTAAAGTAGAAGACAATGGAGATTCTTTTACAATTACACCTAGTCCATTTTTTATGGATCTATTTAAAGCAATTAATAAAGATACTAAATAAAACAATGAAATTATCAGAAATCAGAATCTCTACTACTGTTGCAATAATGACAACATCAGTTCCAAGTTCCAAAAATAAAAAAGGTAGAATGAATATTTCAAAAGATATTGAAAGGCAATGTGAAATAGTTGGTCAATACTTGGGTAATAAATTCTTATTGGAATGTATTAGTGATGCTGAAGAATGTTTAGATGATACAAAAAAATTTGATGAGATTATGAAAAAATTTGAATCAATTGGTGCAAGATTTTCTGAAAATGTGGAGTTAGATTAATGGATATTAAAAACAAAGTAAATATATTACTGAATATACTTTCAGCACTATGTGAGTTAGCAGAAAGGGATGCTACATTCTTTTTACCACAAAAAGATAATGAAATAGATTATGAAGAATCAGTTAGATATTTAGTTAGAGAGATACAAATTACTAGTAGGAGAATTGATTAATGGCAAATATTCACGAAGATAATGAATCATGTAAGGAGAGAATGAAAGAATGGATAAGAAAAGGTTTTGATAGAACTGGAGTTATAAGAGAAGTGAAAAAAGAATTTTTAAATGTGAATAATGATACTTTTTATAGATGGTATGATTCAGTAATTCTTGAACAAGATATTAAAGAATGGGAAAAAGAAAATGAGAAAAAAATAAAAGATCAATTAGAAGATAGGAGAGATTTAAAACAACTAATTTATTTAAGAAATAAAAAGAAATATGTAGATAATAAAGATCCAGATGAATCAGCAAAAGCTGAGAAAATATTATTAACTCATTTCTTGGATAAGATCCAATAATTTACTGGCATTCATTAGCATACCTGAGTTCTCTTTTGAACCACATTCGAAGATGTAAGCCCAGTACTTTCCAAATACGAAAATTCGGTAACGAAAATGAAAAAAGAAAAAACATACACTGTCCTATGGGGTATGTGTACTGCTACTTACTATGTAGTAAAAGCTGAAGATGAAGATCAAGCTATCGAGAGATCAGGTTTTGATTATGACCCTGATGAAGAATGGGCTATTGAAACTTATGAAGGTGAATTAGTACCTGAGAATTGTCATTATGCTGAAGTAACTTGTGAAGATGAGGAGGAAGATGATGACTAAAAAATTATCTTTTAAAGATGCCTGTTTTCAATGGGCATCTGGTTTTTATTTAACAGAACATCTACCTGACGAATGGTTTATAGAACACGAATCTAACTGGCCAGAAGGTTATGACAGTTTTGAAGAATATCAAAATGATATTCTTGAGTCAACTTTATGGCAACCTTTTGAATTTTATGACGCTAAAGAAATCAAAAAAGAAATTGAATCATTAGCTCATTGGATTGAAAACGGAGAATATCCAAAAAAGGAGGATTTTGAAAATGATTAAAAAAATTCAAGTTACTTTGCTGGTAGAGGTTGATACTGAAGATAAATTTATTTGTCCATCAGGAGATCCATTATTAGAAAATTGTGTAGTAAATACTGTTGAAGATAGATTTTTTACTGATCCAGTAAAAATATTAGAAGTAAAGGAGT